ACCGGTTTGACCAGAAGCGGAAACCCCCGTAAGTGCGATGCTTGTTGCGCCTCTAGAAACCGTACCAACTGCGCCCGAAGCAACAACACCGCTAAGCGTGACTGCAATGGTTTCCGCAACACTTCCAACCGCACCAGAAGCAAAGACTCCTGAGAGTACCTCATCGTGGACTTCAGCAATACCGCCTAAAACGCCGGAGGCAGAAACACCGCTGATAGCAATGCTTGTCGCACCTCTAGAGACTGTGCCAACTTCGCTTGAAGCAGCAACCCCTGTAAGCGCCGCGCCACGGAAGGTTGAACCGGTTTGACCAGAAGCGGAAACACCGCTGATAGCAATGCTTGTTGCCCCTCTAGAGGCTGTGCCAACCGCACCTGAAGCGGAAACCCCTGTAAGCGCTGCGCTTATGGATAACGAATTAACTGCGCCAGCGGCAGATACCCCCGTAAGCGCAAAAAACTTGTTAAATACGACTGTGCCAACACTGGCAATCGCATTATCTCCAGCAATTCCAACATTGGGCGCGCTAGTAGATTCCGTGCCAACTGCGCCAGAAGCAAGGACTCCCGAAAGGACCCTTGAGTTGACTTCAGCAACACTACCTACAGCCCCAGAAGCAGCGGTTCCTGTGAGGGCTTTTGCGCTGGTTTCAACGACATTCCCTGCCGCACCGGAAGCAGAAACACCCGAGAGGGCAACACTTGATGCCCCCCTAGAGACTGTCCCCACTGCGCCGGAAGCCGAGACCCCTGTAAGGGCCTCATCGTGAAGTTCCGCAATAATGCCTAAAGCGCCGGAAGCAAAGACCCCCGATAGGGCAATGCTTCTTGCGCCGTTAGAGACTGTGCCAACTGCACCTGAAGCGGAAACTCCCGAGAGAGCAAATGTTTCAGCTTGAACAACCGTACCTACAACACCGGAAGCGCTATTCCCGGTGAGGATAGTTTGGCCGTTACCCCAAGTGCCTAGGCCCCAAGCGCCTGTGCCCCAGCCAGCCATGACCTACCTTTAGGTCGTAGCCAAGCGCAGCAGTGCGGTGGTCGTCGTGTTAGAAGGCATTGTTAGCGTGAACGTACCGGCAGTAATTGTCTGCGAGCCGAACGTATGCACAGAAATAGCCTTGTTGTTCTGCGTAGAGTTGTACAACAACACCGTGTCAAACGCAGTAGACAAAGTTACGGTTGTGTACGTAATCGAAGCCGACGGCGTAAAAAATCCTACGCCCGCAGTAGCCGAGCTGTTTGTAGACGTGGGGGCTGTTGCTGCCGTTACCGCTACCCCGCCAGCGGTGTAATTGGTCCCGGTTACTTCGCCAGTAGCTGTGTATGCCGTGGTAGCGGCATTGATGGTTGCCGAAACAAGGTACAGGGCCGCTTTAAGAGTGTCGGGGGTGGGGGAGGTCAAGCTACCGCGAGACACAATGGTGGAAGTGCCAAGTTGGTGTTGGCCAAGCATCAGTTCGCCGAGGAACGAGGTGCACATTGATTGAGTATTTGCCATGATATTTCCTTAAAAAGTAGCGGCTTCAGCGCCCGCGAAATTGGGCACTTTCTTCAGGGTTACGTGCGCAGACCGGTGGACCAGCTCGCCATCCAGCCAATATTCTACCCACGTAGTCAACTCGTTTTCGTCATCCACGGTGCCAGAACGGTGTTCCAACAAGGAATCGTCCATCTCACCTTTGGTCGTATTAACAATCAATTTGAACTCCTAATAAGTGCAGTGGTTGCTGTGTTAGCGGGCATGGTGATCGTGAAGGTCGTAGTCGAGGTTTTTTCCGCCCCAAAGTCAATTACCGCAATCGACTTATTACCTTGGGTAACATTATAGATCAAAGCACATCGGGCCGTCAAAGCTGCTGTCCAAGATGTGTTCGCCCAGTTCACATAGGCCGTGTAGCCCGAAGAACTGATAGCCACCCCAGTCAGCGTATTGCCGCCTGCTGTATAGCCAGACGCTACAACTTCATTGAGAGTGGTATATACCGTGGTGTCCTCGTTTAAGCTAGCATTGCCGGTATACAGAGCGATTTTAAGTACATCCGTGGACAGGTTGTGAACAGCCTGATACAACTCCTTTTTGAAGCTGGTGGTTTGCGTCTGAATGATGCTCATGTAACCGCCTGCCTATATTGCCCGCTGCGGTACGCATCTTGGCGCTCTAAGCCATCACCCAAACGCTTAGCCAGTGCAAGGGCTTCTTTGTACTTGCCCTCATACAACCCAATCATGTCGGCCTCACCCTTCATAAAGGTGTATGCCTCTATCAACGACCCATACAGCAACACGGTGTCAAAGTTGTCCCCCAGCCACGTTGTAACCGCAGTGGTGATGGATTCAGGGTAATAGTAGTAGTGCAGTTCAGCAGAGTAAATTGCGTCGGGTGTTGGGCCAAGTATGAACGACAACTCGTTAGTGATTGTTGAACCCGTAACTGTTGGGCCAAACAAGGCGTAGTAC